ACTAAAATCCGCCGTTTCACGCTTTGAAAACGCCGTATCATAACTTTGAATAACATATTGTAGGTTGGGAACAGACTTTTTCTCCCATCTCTTCCACCATTCTCTCTTAATTATTGCATTTTCTTCACCAGTCGGCTGCTGCTGGTACTGAGCATTCCATTTACTAGGCGGAATAGACGCTTTTACAGCCTTTAAATCGTCCAAACTCCAATATTCTGGCCAACAAGGCTCACCATTATCAAAAATAGCAGGTAATTCTACTATCTCCCATTGATCAGCTAGGGGATCCTTAGCCATTGAGCGGATCAACTGACCTGTTAAGTCCTTCTCTGACCACCTTGTCTGTACCACAACAATACTTCCACCCGGCTGGAGCCTCTGTCGGGGGCCCCCTGTGTACCAATCCCACGCATCTTCAAAACCATTGTTACTCATAGCCGTTTGTTCAGAGTGAGGATCATCTATTATAACTAAATCACCACCACGACCCGCTAAGTTCGAGCCAACACCCACCGCATAATACATACCACCCTTGTTCGTATCCCATCTTCCTGACGCTTTACTGTCTACCGCCAAGCTCACATCTGGGAATATCGTCTTAAACTCATCTGTTTCAATAAGGTTCTTGACCTTTCTACCAAAATTAACAGCAAGTTCTGTCGTGTGTGTCGCTTGAATGATCTTCATGTTCGGGCTACGGCCCATCATCCACGCAGGAAACAAAAAGGATGCAAATTCAGACTTAGTGTGTCGGGGTGCCATATTGATGATTAATCTTTTTAACTCCCCACGAGCAACTCTTTCTAACTTTTCTGCAATTATTTCGTGATGTCTTCCTTGAATAAAGCTCGGCCAGATACTTTTTACAAAACTTAAAAATGTATTTTGGCACTCCTCGTTCTTTTCTAACTGAGCTAGTCTTAGTTCGAGTTTGAGGATCCTTTCGTCTTGTATTCTACCATCCATGTAGGGGTCCCTTAGCTAAAAATTATATGCGATTTGTGGGTTATTATAATATAGTTAACGACTATATCAAATTATTTATAATTGTTTGTGAAAAACTTAGCCCTTGCCTGCGTAGCCAAATGCCGTGGATCACGGGAAATTTTTTAATAATCCCTTATTTTAAGCCATTTTTTAGCCTCTATTGTCTAGGGTACCTTGACCGCTGATCTTCGCCGTTGCCCCGCTGATCATTGTTTATTTTATCGCCCTGATGTCTTTTATTTTATCGCCCTGATGTCTTTTATTTTATCGCCCTGATGTCTTTTATTTTATCGCCCTGATGTCTTTTATTTTATCGCCCTGATGTCTCGCTGATCTTGTCAGCTGATCAGCGGGGCTTAGATCTTTTACAGCTGATTAGCGGGGCTTAAAACGTGGGCTTTTGTCTGGTGCGTTTTGCTGTTTTCGCTTCAGCTCCCCCAGCTGGTGCCGTTGCCCCGTTGATCTTGTGCAATGTTCCGGGCTTCATACGTTTTAAATCACGTCTCAGCGTCTACGGTCGGCTTATTTAACTATTTAAAACTAAGATGAGCAGGCATAAAAAAAGCCCCGCTTGGCGGGGCTTTAATGGGCTTTAATGGGCTTTAATTTATTCGTTCTGCGATTAATAAAATAAAAACAGCGAATAAAATAAGGACTGGCATGAATAAAAATTCAATTAAATAAATAAAAAACTTTCTGATTTTTAAATAAATCTTCATGTTTTAGATCTCCAAAAAATGAAAATTAAAACAATTCCAGATAATATCTTTTAATCTTTTAGATTGTATAATTAAAGAAGCCCCGTCAAACCAATCCATATAATAATATTCAATTTTGTATAATCCATCTCTAGGATTATAAAAAATTCTAAATTCGTCGCTCGGCCCGCCCCATGATAATTGCCAACGAAAATAGCCCTCTTTCTGATCTTCAAAAGTTCCCGCTTCTACATAATCGAAACAAAGTCCGTACTGGTCGACAAAATCTATAAAATTATCATATTGATTTAATTCGAGATCTTTAATTGTTTTAAAATACTTAGATTTGTATTTGTCATTAATACTACAGAAAGTATTAATTTCTTCTTGATCTTCATTTAAATACATTTCAGCTATTATTAGATCGTCCCAACGATCTCTATAATTTGGGTGTACTAAATCAACACATTTAAGCTTTCTATTTTCTGATTTTAACATGGTTTTAATCTCCTATTAATTAAAGTTATCTTATAATATTGCATACTTTATACAAAAAGAAAAGCCCCGCCAGTTGGAGGGGCTTTTATAAAAAGAAAAGCTATTAATATTTTAATCAAATACAATCACATTTAAGCCCGCTTTTTTTAAATTGTTTTCAAGTTTGTTAGTATCAACATATCTAGCGTCAATAATATCTAAACAAGTTTTACAAGGCGTTTTAAATTCATCTTTTATTAAATCCGCGTAATTATTACCTAGTTGGGGCTTCCCGCAGAAAGTGGTATGTTTGTCGGGATCTGTCCAACATTGCTGACCTAGTTTTTTTGTCCATTCTGAAAACTGCATTTTTATTGCTCCCATTTTTCAATTTGTTCAAGTAGCATTTCAGAACATTCAAGCCAACCTTTATCTATGTCTTCAAGATTGTCCATAAAGGGTTCATTGTATCCCTCTATACTTTTAAGCCAGTCCTTTATTTTGTTTATTATTTGTTGCTCTTTAGTCATGCTTATTTTCTCCTATTAATTAAAGTTATATAGTTTATCGCATACTTTATTCAAAAAGAAAAGCCCCGTATCTCTACGGGGCTTAAATCGGCTTTAAATGTATAAAAGATTAGGAAGCCATTGCTACCCTATTCCAGTCAGTTTTTTTCATGTTTAAAACTTGCCCGCCTAATTTTTGCCAAAAATCAACATCATCGGCTTTAGCTGTATTACCTACCCTTGTAACGGCATTAACAAAAGTTGCTCTATTAACTGGCTTGTCATTTTCATAACCCGCTTGTCCGATAGTTTTTAATAAACCGTCTAATACGTTGCTAGTTTCTTTTTTAGATAAAGTTAAAACTTTTCCTAAATTCTCGACGGCTTCGCTCGCTTCAACATTAATTGTATCTTCAGAAGCTAATCTCATTTTTTCAAGATTTTCATCAAAAGTATCTCTACTAGCATATGAGCTGACAATATCCCTGAGCTGTAATTTTAAACTATGGTTATCGGCTTGTTTAGTTTCGTCGGTCAAAATATTCCAAGTGTCCCCGTCCCTCGCTGAGGTAATGTGAGATTTTCTTGTTATGTTTTGTGTCTGCATTCCATTAAGACAAGCTAACGTCCAATTAATTCCAAAAGCTGAAATACTGCCCGCTCCCGTTTCAGAATTAGAAAGCCCTATTCCATGTGCCATAATGTCATTAACATTTGCACCCGCTCCAGTAATGATCTCGGATTTTAAACGTATATACATTTTTTTCTGAGTAATGGCACAATTCACAATTTTCCAACAAGCGTCCGAGTCCATAAGCTGAGGCAATGCGGACTCTAACAAATCCGAATTATCAAAAGTTTTAAACTTATCTGATAAAAAAGCCCTTGCCGTCCCGCTTGGGTTCATACCTTGGTGTAAATCATCGTAAGTTCTAATCATACGTTTTGAATTTTCTTTTTGCCAAATAGCATTTGTCAATAAATCGTATTCTTTAGAATATTCAGATTGTAAACGTCTAGCAGTTCTAACATCTAACCCGTTCTTTTGGGCTATTTGATCAAAACATAAATCATTAACTTTTAAAAAGCGTGTCGGCTCCCCGCCGTTGCCCTCTATAATGATTTCACTTTGTGGCTTGTCATCTAATTCAATAGTTCTAAATTGAAGCTCTTTAGTAGGTGCTATAAAATCTTGTTTTCTAGCATTTGTATCTTTAATCCTAATTAAAAGCTTCTCTAAAGTGTTATTTTCGTTTTCAATATTATGCATAATTTTTCTCCTATTTGTTAAAATGCAAAAAGCGGGGTTAATCCCCGCTTATTAATATAAGATTTTTCGCATATATAGTCAAATTGAATTTTTGAAAGCTCAAATTACTCAGAATAATTTTTATATATATCTGATTCGGGTTGTAAATATATAGTTTGTTCCAAGTCTTCATTTTTACAATTTGGACAAATTAAAACCATTTTTGCTTTTTCCTTGTAAACGTGTTCACAAATTAAACATTCAATTAATTCTAACATTTCCCAAAATCTCCCGCTATATGATGTCTTAATACAGTTCCATAGGGTAGCTCCTGAGCAAATTTTAAAAGTTTTATTTCGTCCCGCTCAGTTTTAGATTGTTTAGCGGTTGCCTCCCAATGTAGTTTTACATTGCCCGCCGTTGCATAGCACCCGCCGTCTTCAGTTTCGCTACCCGCTTTTTTCTTATATGTTCCATGATCGGTAAAACCTATCGCATAATCTCTATCAATACGGCTACATAAAGGTTTTCCATTTCCGCAATCTCTACAATTAGAATTATTATATTCTGCGGGGCATCTAACAATTTTAAAATCATTTACAGTTTCTGATTTTCCATTTGTTTTCCAAAATGTTTCTTTAACATTTATTACGACGGGTACGAATGAATGCAATAACATATCTGCAATGTTTTTTGCTGAATAGTTTATAGCAGTTTTACCCGCTCTAAGTTTATGTTTCCAATATTTAGGATTAAAATGTGAATAAGTAAAACTTATCCCGCCTTTTGGTACGGCGTCCGATACTGCATCTAAATAAGAATAATCTATTTCAGTTGCACCCGCTGACGTGTCGGGCTTTAGATTGCAAGTTTTAGGACAAGTTGCAAATTTATCTTGGCCTCCCGCTCTATATGTGACTGCACAATAAGTTGTTTTTTTTGCAGATGAATTTTTTACTAACTTAATCATTAGTAGCCTCCTCGATAATTTCTATTACTACGTCATCATAGCCTTTGTCTTTCCAATCATCAAAAGCTTGTTTAGCGTCATTATAATTTTTGTAGTAATCATCAACTCCTCCTACCCAAACTATATAACGCCAACTTAATGGATATTCATTTTGCATTATTTTCTCCTATTATGTGATTTATCGCATATTTGTACTAAATAAAAAAGGCCATGTCAATCATGGCCTTTTATTGTTATCTTCGCCTCCGTTTTATTTTAGGTTTTTTTAAATGTTTTTCATAATCCGAACCATACAAAATTTTAGCTATAAAATGTAATATAAACATTATGCAATTTTCCTATTCTCAGCTTTGGCCGTTACGTTTATAACAATTACATTTTCTTGTAAATCATTATCTAAAATTATTCTTTTATAATTAAAAGCTATCAAATCATTTATTTGGGCTTTTTGTCTTATGCCCGAAATAGATAATCTTCTATCGCCTCTATTTACAGTTTTATAAAATGAAATAGTACAAATTGTATCGTCTTCATAATACGCCAATAACTTATGCTTTTCGCCGTTTACCATTGTATCAAAATCAATTCCAAATAGTTTTGCAAATCTCCTGATACTAGTATTCGCATCTATTATAGATTTATTTAACATTGTATTGGTTAATCTCAGCTGACCGAAATCAGGGCTTAAAGTTTTTAAAATTTTATCTTCTTTATTCATAATCACCCTCCAATTTTTTAAGTTCTGAATATTGTGAAATACCAAAATCATAACCTTGTTTATAATAATGCATATGTTCATGAAATTCAGCTTGATAACCCTCCTGTAAAGCATCAGCTACACCGTCTTTAAAAGCCTTTAAAATAAAATTATTTGCTTCTCCTTGGTTTAAAAGAGCAAACCCTGAAAAAACATTTTCTTCTTGATCATAACAAATACGAACACCAAAGTTTTCTTCTAACGGCTCATTAAAAGCTCCAATTAAATGTTCAAAATCATCTGTTAAATTATTTGGTAAAGTTATTTGAACATAATCTTTAAAAAATACATTCTTCATTTAATCCTCCTGAACATAAACAGTATCGAACCTAAAATCACCAAGAGTCCAATCCTTAATTTCAAAAATATTTTCTGAAGTTATACGCTCTTGTAAATCATCTTTAAGCTTTTGTGCCTTTTCCTCAGCTTCTTCTTGAGTATTAGCTTCAACAGAAAAGTTACGATCGAACCACACACTAAAATCAAATTTTACGGTGTATTGTTTTAAAGGAAACAAATCTTCAAATTTAATATTTTCTTTAGTTACTTTTTCGGCCGTAGCGTCGTATTCAGCTTCGTTTACATAAGAATATGAATTTAAAAACTCTTCTTTTGTTAGCTTAAAAAAATCTTTCATTTTTTCAAGATCGTCTACAAAATCTGTTGAAGGTTCTTGTATATACCAAGAAAATCCATCAGGTAGCCAAGACATTTGAAAAGAATTAGCATAAGCTATTAAACTAGGTAAATTGTTAAACTCACGTTTTTTACCCTTATTATCAATTATTGTTATTTTAAACATTATTGTCCTCCACGTCATTTTTATAAAAAATTACAATGCAATCTATCTCTTCTCCCTTGGGTACATCGCCTTTTCTTTCAGCGATAATTTTCTCAAGGTCTTGAGTGTCTGCATATCTCCAATTAGTGTGACCTAAGTTTTGTTCACAGGCATCATCTATGGCATCACTATTATATCTACTCATATCTAAGCTCCCATACTTGATGCTATTATTTCCATCTCTTCTTCAGCTGAAATGCCGAGACGCTTATTCCAATTTTCACATATATTTTCTATATAAGTGAAATCGCCCACAAATTTATCTAATTCTGTAGGATCATCAGGATTTATTTTACCGAGTGGATAATAACCTGATTGTTTGTAAATAACTTTGACAACTCTGAACTTGTCATCGCCTTCATTAATCATAGTAAAACAATGTTTTATTTTATTAGTCATATTTAGCCTCCAAGCTATAAAATTAAAGTTAAAATTAAGATATGCGATTTATTCTATAAAATCAAGTCAAAAGTTTTATTCCAATCAAAAGGCTCAGGACAAAAGTAATATGGTTCCAATTTTATCCCGTGTTCTTTTAACTGTATAGCTTGGTCAGCTTTATATAAATGAAGACCTTTGAGGCTTTTAACCAAAATCCAAACAGAAGCTTCTTTATGTAAAGTTATCCAACTAATTTGTTGAGGGCTTAAATTTACAGCATTGAATTTTACATATTTCAATTCTACAAAATGAAATTTATGATTGTGGTCACAAATAAGTAAATCAGGAAGACCCAAAGTCATCCAGTTTTCTATTCTACTAAGTCTTATAGGTTTATTGTAAAGAAGAGACGCTCTCTTTAACTGTTCGTACAGCCCCGATTCTTTTTTTGTTGGGCTTCTCTTCCTCGTGTTCAATAACGTCTTGAGCGTATTTCGGTTCATTTTGTTTAAGTTCCTTCAAAGCTTTGAGAACTTCTTCTTTAGACATACTATCTATCGTACCATGACGGATTTCAGATTTATTTATATAGATATTACCATTAGCTTGACCTCGTCTATATTCTGCCTGAACTGCGGCTGAGTATGCTCCATTCTCTATAGCCAAATCTCTTATTCTTTGTAAGTCTCGTAGATGTCTTTTAAAATTAATACCATACTTTTCATCTAGCTCATCTCTATAAGCTTGAATAGCTCGGCATATATGGGGGCAAATTTCAGGGTTAGTCATTTCATAAGCTCTAGTGTGAGCTGAAGAAGCTGGATAGCCCGCATTGATTGCGGCCTCTCTCAAAGTTATCATTCCATCATTAGAAACAAGTTCTTTTACAAACTTCTCTTGCTTTCTAGTCAATCTGCTATGTAAGTCTGCTTTAGGTCTTCCACGACCTTTTTTCAAAGGCTTTAAATTATTCATTCTTTATATATATACCAGAAAATATTTTTTTGCAAAAAACTTTTTCGGCCTTAGTAAAGCCAAAATCGATTTAATACTGTAAAGTTACATTTTTAAAATTAAATATGTAACCAAATATGTAACCATAAATTTGTTGTATATAAAGGGTTACAGAGGGAAGTTACATAAGTTACACCAGTTACACCTATTTTTAATAAAAAATATTTTTTTTATTTTCAGCTCTATATATAAAGGAAAGTAATAAATGTAACTATTTTTCTTGTTTCGTTTTCCAGAAGTATTCGTCAGTATCTCCGAGTCTCGTATTGTTTCCATTCTCAACCTGATACTCAATAGTACTAACTTTAAAATCAGGCATCTTTGGCTCGTGAGGCGTGAGACTATTGTCATAAACTCTCATCCGATTATTAGGATATAAACAGAATTGCCCATTATTGAGCTGAAGCAAATTAAAAGATTTATGTTCATCAGGTGTTTCAGCTGTACTATAATCTATTGTGTTAACATCTATGTGATAATTATCTAGGGTAGCGATATAAGTACCTTTTTGTACGCCGTAGTCTCTTGTTAGGACTTCAAAGTCCATTGACCCTATAAACTGCTTACAGATAGCTGTAACGCCGTAATCCATACAATTCCAGAACTGAAGATTATTGAGTGTCATATCGGGCTCGGGAGCCGTGGGCCGTGAAACGAAAGCACTAATGGGTAGTTTATCGAACAAAGCCCCATATTGAGGTAAAAATGTCTCGAAATAAAAGGCTCTTCCGGGAATAGACTTAGCTGATATCCAAACGCCTTCGACAAATTCGCCGTGACCATCTTTCAGATCACGGAGATATTCTTTCCGCACGAATACTTTTTGTGCTGGTAGGTTGCATATGAGTTCGGCCATTAAAACAGTTCGCTGAGAGTTGTTTCTCTAGGAGCTGCATTTGATACACGATTAACCCGTCCATAGTCTTTTTCAGCTACGGCTCGTGGATCGTCTTGTGTTGACCAATCATCTTCATCCACGAGATTTGCATTTTGTTTTTTGAGTTGTTCAGTTACGTCTCGAATAGCTTGACTTGTGGACTGCCTAAG